GTGTTTTTCCGTATCGATCAACAATGCCAGATTGCTTTAATGCTGTTTTCAGAAGTTTAGCTTGATGAATCATGATGCTCTCCCGAAAGATGCGCCCCGCAGGGCGCGATTGATATTAGATAAGATTTTTCGACTTTGCGGATTTCCACAATAACTCGTCGAAATACTCAACGCATCCTCGATAAAGAGTGCGGTCTTTCGGATAAAGCTGCTCTTCGAACATGATCCGCTCTATAAATTCAGCTTTATCTTGCGCCGCTGCATATTCGCTCAAATTAACGCTCTTTGCTTCTAACTCTATTCGATCAAAAACGTCCATTTTATTCTCCCGTTAGTGAGCAGCACCTCGCCGCTCCATGTAGACATCATAGCAAAACCACACATCAGTTCAACTTTTTTACACTTATCACACAAATTAAATACACTTAACTTTCAACAACTTAGAGATTACGGACAAAATAAATAAAAAAAATAGCAAATCTGTCCGCAGTTACGGACAAATTCGCAGGTTTTTTCGGCTGATTTGTCCTTGACTAAAGGAACATAAGCCACTCATCTGGATGCTCGCTTAGCTTCATGCCAGCCTTAATTAACTCCATACGCTCAGGAGTCTCCACTACAGGCCGTGTACAGATCGCTGGATCAACTTGGAACATACCGCAGCCGTTGGCTCTAAAAAGCGCAGCAGACGCCTTGTAGCTGCCTTTTGGCGCATCAAAAGCCTCTGGCTCATGGAATACGTCTTGGTCATAAGGTTCGCCGCAATGTGGACAATAAACATCAAACATAATCTTTCTCCCATTAGTGAGAAGCACCGCGCCTCTCCATGTAAATCATTCTACAGTTATCACACTTGCCATCAACAACTTTCACACTTATTTGAAGAAAAAAGTCATTTAGATGGTTTGGGACACCTAGTCCCTAGTTTCAGCATGATCCGCAGTGTATCTATTGCCAGAACGCTTTATCATCCGTGATTGCTGCGTCAAGCCACCTCTGTGTCCGCTAAACTGGTTTGCCGCCCTTCCTCTGCTGGTTGGGCGCGATCCCATCACTCTCGGAACACTGCGCTATCTGGGCGTTTCAGGCTACCCATAAGCCATAATCCATGAGTTATACGGTCAGGATTTATCACACCGGATCGCCAATATACACCCTAATTATTGTGTTGTACAATATACTATATGTATTGGCGTAATGCAGATCTCCCTACTGCATCTTGTATCTCCCATCACGAGCCTCGCTCTCAGGTGCGCCAATACACCTAATTATAAAACTTTTTTCAAACTTGCTTGCACAATAACCCAACAACGTGCTAGATTCCTATCTCCACTTACAGAGCGATGGGAGTCACTCATGGATAAATCTCACTTTTGGTCTGCGTTTTTTAAGGCGCAAGCAAGTTTCACTTCACCTAAAAAGTCAGGAGTCAACGGCTTCGCTAATGGTCATAAGTACCATAAGCTCGAAGACTTGCTGCCTGCCGTTTATAAAGTCCTGTCAGAGCAAAGCATCTTCTTCTACTTTGAAGACATCAATCAAGAGGATCAGGCTGGCGTACGCATCTGGATGCGGCACGAGCCTAGCGGTCAGGAAGTCTGCCAAGAATGCCTTGTTGATAAGAAAGAGCGTCACGCACAAGCTACTGGAGGCTGTTATACCTACGCTAAGCGTTACATTTTATGCAGCTTATTTTTAGTCAGCGATCCAAAGTTAGATGATGACGCAGATTTCGCTACTAATGGTAAGCGTGAAAAGTCTACTCCAAAGCCAAAACTTGCCACTGATGAGACTGTTGCTAAGATTCGCGCAAAACTTGCTGATCTTAATGTTTCTGAAGAGGCTGCTTTATCAAAGGTTGGCTCTAAGACATGGGTTATCACTAATGATCAGGCCAACATCATCCAAGGCAGGATTGATCAATTGGAGACAGCCTTATGAGAGTTTACTACGTTCAGCAAGGCACTGACGAATGGCTGGCACTGCGAGCTGGTTGCATAACTGCATCTAGCTTTAAGTCACTGGTAACTAGCCGTGGAGAGAAGACTGCATCTTCTACTCGTGATACTTACCTTAACCAAGTCATTGCTGAGAGGCTCACAGGCAAGCCTGTGGATACCTTTAAGAATGCCGACATGGAAAGAGGAAACGAGCGTGAAGGCTCAGCAAGAGACCTATTTGCTGCAATTATGGAGGTAGATGTCAAAGAGGTAGGCTTCCACCTTCACGACGACTATGACATAGGATGCTCGCCAGATGGCCTATTTTCACTAGATACTGACACAGGCGTTGAGATTAAGTCGCCACGAGCCTCTACCCATATTCGTTATATGCGTAGCAAGAAGCTGCCTGTGGAGTATGTTCAACAAGTTCAACTGAGTATGTGGCTGCTTGAAGTAGAGCGTTACTTCTTTTTCAGCTATCACCCAGACCTAAAACCTCTCATCGTTGAGGTAAAGCGAGATGATGAGTTTATTGAAAAAGCTGTGCCAATCTTAACTGAAGCAGCAAATTACGTTAAATCTGAAACGGAGAAGCTAAATGAGCAACCAATTTACCACGCTTACAAGCGTTAATAAGTCCCAGTATGACGACTCTTATTATGCCTCTATTGATCCAGAGGCTCTTAAATTGCTTCTTGCTGCATATGAGCAAGGCGCAGTAAATCTTAACAAGACAGGAAAGATCAGCCTCAAAGGTTGGAGAAATGAAAGCAAAGACGGAGGCCAGCCATACATTTCACTAAAATGGGCTGCTCCTCTTAGCACTGCTCCAGCTTCAGAAGCTCCAATTAGCAATGAGGATATACCATTCTAATGAAAGTTATTGACCTAAAAGAAGCTGGTCTTAACAGAGCGCCTTCGCGCAGCAAATATGTTGCGCGTTGGCTCGAAATTTCTGAGACTGAAGCTCTTCAATTTGACGATTATGATGATATGCGCACTGCCTATCATTCAATCTCTAGCTACTGCCGCAATAAGCCAACCAAATACAAGGTTAAGCAGTTTTCTGATCAAGCAGCAAAACGCTACTTAGTATTGAAGGTGCGTGAATGAAGATTACTGCGGCAGATACTATGTTCAGTAAGTGCGTGAGATCCCGAGCCAACTGGCGCTGCGAAGCCTGCGGCACACAGTATGAGGAAGGATCTCAAGGACTTCATTGTAGTCATTACTTTGGGCGCAGAGCTTACGCTGTACGCTTTGATCCCATGAATGCCTTTGCTCATTGCTTTGGTTGTCACCAGAAGCTAGGTAGTAATCCTGACGACTTCCAGCGATGGGCTGAGGCGCATCTTGGCGAAGAGGCTATTGGTATTCTGCGTGAGAAACGAGAAAACATTAGCCTTGCCAAAGATTATAAAAAGAACCTCAAAGACGTTGCTAAGCATTACCGTGAGCAATACGCACTAATCCAAGAAGCGCGAGAAAAAGGCAACGATGGAAGAATCGAATTCATTGGGTATATTTGATATGAGTATAAATGAAGGTCAACACTGGATAGTTAATTCAGACCACGCAATGAAGATGTTTAAGGAGCATATAGACGAGCTGTATGCCAAGGACAAGTATCTAGTTATTAAATGGGCCACTGGCAAGCAACGCTCGCTTAAACAGAACTCCGCTCTACACGTTTGGTGTCAACTCATGGCTGACGAGCTGAACTCTGCTGGCTTGGGAATGGAGAAGGTCTTAGAGCATAAAGCAAGCATTGATTGGACGATGGCAGGCGTTAAAGAACACCTCTGGAAGCCTGTGCAGGAAGCTATTACAGGCAAGGATTCTACCGCCAGCGCAGAGAAGCTAGACTACGTTATAGTGTATGAGACCTTAAACCGTCACTTTGGTGACAAGATGGGCATTCATGTGCCGTGGCCTACCTTTGAAACAAGTAATTCTTGAAATAGATCCGCTATGGCGTGAGATTTCTGAAGATAGTCCTAATACCTTGAATTCTAGGTCTGTTAATAATAACTCATCTGTAACTGGGATTATCGGAGAACTGGCTGTTTCTCAGGCGCTTGCAAGTCTTGGTATTGATCACAGCGTAGATAATACTTATGAGTATGATTTCTTAGTTGAAGGCATTAAAGTAGATGTTAAAACGACTAATTTTATTTTTGGTAGGATAAAAGAACACCATACTATAATGCTGACAGACTACCTTCGTAATCAACAATGCGATGCTTATATTTTTGCCGCTATAAATTATCCTGAAAATGCCGTATATATTATGGGATGCTGTGCTAAATTTTGGTTTTGGGAAACTGATGTTGCAAAAGACTACAAAAAAGGTGAGGCTATTTTTAAACAAGCAATTAAAGAAGACGCTAGACTCATAAAATTTAAACATCTAACTAGCTTTTATAAATTGCCATTACTTCTAGAGGCGTTGAAATGAAAAGATTACAATTTGAAATTAAAAGCAACGAAGATTTAGAAGATTGGCTAGAACTGGCAGAAGAACGAATGTCCGAAGATGACTTTAACTATATTGCTACTATGGCATTTAACTTGGCAAATATGGATGAGTTTATTTTTGGTAATGATGAGCTAAGCGATAAGTTCCTGCACCATCAAGCTAGATTTTATTACAGTGATATTTTGCATTAGATAATGCCTTTTTCTTTTAGCTTCTTGTAGTTTTCCTTATGAGCATTCTGTATCTCTGACTTGTTTTGTCCGTGATAAGCAACTGCTAAGTTTTCTTTAACAAGCTCTCCATTGATACTTGTTCCGTCTTCTAGTTTTATAACGCCTAAGTATCGTCCGAACTTTCCTTTCTCTTTTGTAGTGAGAGTGTAAGTCCCGCCATCGTGTAGCAATCCCTTGACATAGTCCTTTGCGGCAAGTCCGGCTGCTTTTTCATCCTTGTCTCTGCTACGACACTCGGGACAATCCACGCCAAAAAGACGGATAGACTCATCATGAATCCAATGATTAAAACCAAGATCAATGTCAACCAAGATAGAGTCACCATCAATTACCCTTACAATTTTACAACGGTAATCATACATAGGAGCCGCTCTCAATCATACTAGCCAACTCTTTGGCTCGATTACCTGTCTGCTTTGCGAAACGACTATCTAGTAGCTGAATAGCAGCCTCTTTGTAATCTGCCTCCTCAAGAGCCTCGATCATTTTTTTAAAAGTGCGGAACCTTGTCGCTCCGAGACAAAAGAAAGCATCTATAACCGCTTCTTGCCGAACCTCATCAAGATCGCCAAACCATCGGTATTCTTTGCTCAGTTCTTTAATGCAACGCAAAACGTCGTTAGAAAGTAAGTAATCTATCTCGTCCTCTGACAAGCCAAGACCGCCTCTTGGATCAACATTTCGACCTACGCCTATTGTGTACCTATCCTCACTACACATATAAACATGAGTCTCTGCGCCTTCGTGACGCTTCAGCATTGCAATCAACTTGTCCATTTTATTTTTTTCCATTACTGCCACCAAAAAAGAATGCAGATATTCCTGAAACTAAACCGCCCAGATAACCAAGAATCAGATTAACTACACCATCATCATTAGCGTCTGGCGGCTGTATCGTTACCATAAAGACGTACCCAAGAAACCCAATCAACGCAACCATCGCAAAGATTTTTGGTATCGGATCATCTCCAAACGTCTTTCTAGCATTTTTCCTATCATCAACCTCAGCCTTAAACGACTCAAGGTTTAGCTCCATCTCTTTTAGCTTGTTTTGAAACTCGCCGTCCGCTTGCTTAACTAGCAACGCTTTCTCTGGCTGAGTCTCTAATATCTTCTCAATTTCTTCTACAGATGCGTTAGGAGAGCCTATCCTAGACGCAACCATCTTTACCGCCATTCCTGCTAATGGGCCTCCTGTAGCTTCTGCGACAGTAGGAGCAAGAGTTTTAAGTAAGCTACCTAGTTTAAGCATCTTCGGCTACGATCTTATCAATCGTGTCGCATACATCTTCTACAATAACACCAGTAGTAGCGGATAACGCAGACCTGCCTACGGCTCGCATACCTTTATACACACCAGAGCAATAAAGCTCTTTATTTTCTCGCACCTGCTCAATAGTTGTGCAAGACGCCATGAGTAGAGCTATGCTAAATATCAACGCCAACCTTGCCATTTTTTTGCTCCTTGAGAAAAGTGTCCAAGCATTTTTTATAACCGTCCATTAAATGATCGGCTATCCTATCTTTAAAATCACCACGGTCTTTCTTTCGGTAATACTTACTAGGATTTATTATCGTCGGGCCACCGTTTGAAAAATACAGCATAGTCTGTGACTTGCTAGGCCCATAACAAAAGCGAGGAACCCTTGGTACTATGTCTGATCCTTGAACCACTGAGATTTGGTTGTCCAGCGTCATAGGACGTTTAAATCCCTTAAAGAATGTATTGGGTTTGCCAAAGGTAATAAGATTTAAATTATCATGCTTGCCATTTAGCTTAGCCGCAGAAAGCTCTGCCATCGCACCACCAAGACTATGACCGCAAATTAGAGTGCGCTTGTTATAATCTATATGTTTTTCTATCTCTGACCAGATAGATTTATGAGACATCGCAAAACCTGCATGACACAGGCGTTTAACGTAAGGAACTGGAATTACTGCAAGGTCAGTCAGTATGTCTAACTTTTCTTGCGTTCCCCTGAAGACAATAATATCTATAGACTTGCGTTTTACAACAAAAGCAGTAGCGCTAGTTAGTTTGTTCTCAATCTTTATAGCGTCACGGTTCTCTTCGTTGTAAGCCTTAATCGACCAACTACAAGCCATGTTTAGCAATACAGGATCAAGTTTCATTTGTCAGCCTTACTCTCTAGTCGTTTAAATATCGCACCAAGCATTTCTTTAATTTCGCGTATATCTTCTCTGTAATCTTCTTTAGCAACATACTGCATAGGAATAGCTTTCATGTCAGCATCTATTCTATCTAGTAATACAAAAACACGGTTTACCATCCAACCTCCGATAAAGCCTACCAGAGCAATGCCTACGTTAAAAATTACTTGGTATTCCATGTTAAGTTACCAGACCTATCATCCAAAATATTGTTGCCAAGAAAACAGAGGTCATTAATATCATAAGACCTCCATCAATTATTAAACGCTTTTTTTTTGCTCTTGCCTCTGCTGCGGCTAATCTATGAGATCTTATTGTTCGTCGTGTTTTCATCATCTCATTATAAAAGTCTTCTCCTACTGTAAGAACGAGAAGTTCACGCAACTGTTTCTCCATTTGTTGCGTCTTGTGCTTTGCCATTTGTATCTCAAGAGCTTGGCTTTCTACAGAAGAGCCTCTAAGGAACTTTGGGCCATATTGATTCTCTTTTTCTATCTCAAGTATCTTTTCTTTGGAATCGAAAAACTTACCCAAATACTGCGCTGTATCTTCTATCTCGCGTCCAGCATTTACCGCTTTGGCGACAAGATTATAGGCTCTATTTGCTCCTGCTATACACGCGCTAATTGTTACAGGATCCATTAGTACGGCCTCACTTTCTCAGGGTCTGCCCTTCTTGGTAAACAATAGGCAGCAAGGGCGATGCCTCTCGGCTCGTAATTAAGTGTCCGTTCTACTTTCCCCTTAACGATGGCGTTCGCAAAATAATTGCATCTGTTGATGTCGTAGAACCACATATCCGCAGACTCTACCTGTCCGTTTACCAATACCATAAGCAAGAACAGGTGTGTCATTGATGGCCTTCTTTGTAATACTTCAGATCGGTTTGCAGGATCAAAACTTCTTTCTGCAAGGCTATGACTTCTTCTTCTAGCTTTCTTATATCAGGAAAGACGTAGTTGTTTTGATTACCCCTAAGACCTCGAGTCTCTTGAGCGTTGACATCTATCCTTTCACTGATACTGGCGTAGCCCCAAGTAGCAACCGCTACGATAGAGATGATCTGTAATAACCAAACTATACTGATCGTAATCTCTGATCTGTCATTTAACTTTGGGGCTGTCATTGTTGCTGTTAGTCAGAAACAACTTCTACAGTCTCTAAAGACTCAGTAAGCATCTTCAAGAAAGAATCTTTCCCCACTTGCAGTTGCTGAAGTTGGAAGTTCATGTTGCTAATCTTCCTGTCCAGATCGAGACAGTGATTAGTCATAGCAATCTGCTCTTCAGTGAATGTGGCTGTATCGTGTTCAACGCCGTCAATCGTAATCATCTGAGATTTGTTCGTATCTTTACTCATCAGATTTTCTCCTAAGTTACCACGGAACTCCCGAGGCTGTTACAGGGTTGATCTGCAAATCAATATTAGATTGCAGGCTTGCTTCAGTAGCGTCTTTGTCTACTGAGTCGTAAACCCACCCAAGAACAATCTCTTGAGTAAGATCGGCATAAGGCACATAACCTTCTGCTGATGGGTCAGGGTTAAAGCCACAAGTGCCGTAAGAAGAAGCAGTGTAAGTTACAGCATCGTCTCCTTCACCAGTTGTTTCTTCAGCGTTACAACGCCAGTGTGCGACAATAACAGCGCCGTCCATGTCAGATGGCTGTAGGTCGTATTCGAGAGTTGCTATAGTCCAATTAAAAGTTGTCATTTGTTACTCCGGTTTAGTAGGCCAATCTGTTTCTGTTAAGTTGGGGAAGTTTGAGTGAGTAGTTATGTCTCGAAGTGCTTGACGGTATGTAGCCCACTCTGTTGCTAATGCTACGCCAGTTTCGGCAGACTTGATAACTATCCAATCAGTTTCTTTTAATTTTTGATTGCGTTCATCTCGTACTTCACTAGCCATGAAATTGTTTTTATTTTCAATCTCATCAGCAGTTCTGTTTATTACTTCCCAAGAATACGTCCATACTCCATCTATTTGAATTGGAAGACCTTGCATTACGCAATCTTGAGTTACTGCATTAAAAGTTGGCTGATCTTCTACAACCGCTGCGTAAACATTGTATTCGGCTAAAGTTTCCACGCTAATGCTTTTAGGAAAAGAAACATTAGGATTGTCTTTCCGAAGCTGCCCGATTGTGTATTTTTCAGGAACTCCGTTGTTTAATTTAATGTACATAAGTCACCTATAAATTGTATTGACGTATTTCGTTACCGCTATTGTCACCTAAATATAATACTGTTCCACTTCCGTTATCTGTCATAGCAACAGGTACGGCAATATCTACTGGGT